CGCTCCCCTGCTGCACCTTTTGCCCTGCTATTGATTTTGCCCATTTGTTGGTTTTAGCAGACCAACCCACCGCGCGTCGAGATCTATTTTTAATTAAGCCAAGTTTTATTAGCGTGACTAATATCCTCGTCAAACTTGCGGATCATTGCCTGCATGGTCAACTTCCTGACCATCTTTTGATTCTTCTTGACCCACTCCACCGCCTCGTCAAAAGACTGCGCGTCTTTCAATCCATCCTCAAAATATTCCCATGCCTCCTTCTCGGTCATAGGTTTTTAAATACACGCCAACCACCTCCTGTCGACGGACAAAGCTTGGTTGTTAACGACCTGCATTTTGATATTGGCAACAGCCAAAACAAATCATCATTCATTCCCCAACAGGCAACGTAATCCACACCACTAATAGCGCGCTTTGGTATATTGAAGCCATTACCAGTACTTGTGGTAAACCGATACTTGGTTCGTCCAGGCTCTACAGCCTGCGCGGTCTTAACCTGGATGCGATAAAACTTATTGTTCTTCTCGGCCACCACATCATACCCAGCGAAATCTTCATAAGGTGTCAACACGTTGTACCCACAGCGCAATAGCGCGCCAGTAACGCGAGCCACCCCTACAGCACCTACTTGTCGTGAACTTAATTTCATTGTTGACGTACTCCTAATTTAGCAGATACTAGAAAAATGAAAATAAGAAACACACTTATCGCGCTGGCCCTCTCTACTACGTTTACATGTCTCGCGGATGACGGCTTGAACCAAGAAATTGTGGCTGCCGTCTACAGGGGTAGCAGCACGCATGTGCTTGCTGGGAATTCCGCTGTGGGTGCTGGTGGCGCGCTCGTTCGAGCAGGAGGAACACTCCTCACTCCTGAGGGTGCTTACGTCCAAGCTGGTGACAGCTTCCTCAAGCCTGGTGGAGGTGCGGTTGTTCGCGCTGGCAGTAGCTACGTTGGAACGGACAGCGCGCTTGTTAACGTTGGTAGCGGACTGAATCTTATTCTTATTGGCTCGGACGGCGCGAGCATTGGGGCTGGCAATACTATTCTTCGACCCCTTTTCCTTCCGCACTAGCCTACCCCCCACATCGCCTGCCGATTTCTTATCCTGTTCTCAAGACCAGCGATAAACTTCTTTCGGCTTGCGTCGTTATAGGCCAATTCGTATTCGTAATCCAATTGTGCTTGACTCATCGCCTGCATTAACGCGCGTGGGTGAACTTTGTTGATTGCTTCCAAGGTTTTCGGACCAATCTTGCCATCCACATCAACCTTAACCTTGAGAGCATTCAGCCCTTTCTGGATAAACCTTGTTGCACCGCCCATCCCTCTATTGAACGCGAGATCTTGCGTGAATGCTTGCATGACCTCAGGCAATTTGGATACGAGTGGGCTGGTGTATTCTTTGATATAGCGCGCTGCCTCTTTCGCTCTTTCCTCCGCTGGCAACTCTGAGAGCTTTTTGAATTCTTCTGGATGGTATTTGTCATTAATCCCAGCTATCTCATAGCTTCCACCACCATCTCCGTCTGGCAACTTGTAGATCGCCAAATTGCCGTTGTGATCGAACCTACCCTCAAGCTTGACTGTCTCCATTGCTGCTTCAAGCAGCCTATTGTCAGAACCATTCATAGGTTCTCAAACTATTTCTTTATGATTTCCTGTTCAATTGCATTATCACGCACAGCATCGTGCAATTCCTTGATGTCCTCGTCACCACTCTTTTCGTAAATCTTCATTAAGGTGGCAAGGGCTGCGGAAGTTCCAGAAATTGGAGTGTTCTTGTTGGTGGCAAGCCAATTTACAAACTGTGGATTCGTATATAACCTTGCAGCCTGGTTCGCTCCGACAAGAGTTCCAATAATTCCAGACAGGAATCCAAATTTGCCAGCAGCCAAAGAGCCAGCACCGCTCGTAATTGTGGCTGGAGTTACAACTGCGCCAGCAGTACCAGAAGGATTGGCAAGGATCGCATTGCTTTCGCGGATCTTATTGGCAACTTTCGCGACTGTTTCAAGGTCATTCTCGAATTTCTTGCCAAATCCGCCGATCAAAATCTTTTTAGCCTCTGGATCTAAAGTGGCATAATTCTGAAGAAATTTTGCAGTACTAAAAACATCGCCAGTTGGGTCTTGTAGCCCAGGAACAGCCTTCCCCATCCTAGCAATAAATGCGGATGAAACAGCTCTCCTAGCATCTGGAGGGACAACATCGAAAATTTCTTTTAGTCTTGTCGGACCATTCCTTGCCCCACCGACAATCGCCAGATATACATCCTCTGGATTTTTGTCCATGATCAAGCTTTGGACGTTGTCCATTGTTTCGTGGAATTTTCTGGTGAATTCATTTGCAGCCCTAAACCTCGCCAAAGCTTCTGGTCCCTGCTTGGCTGCTGCTGCCTCCATGTCCTTCGTTATCGCACCATAAAACCTCTGGTACTGCACTTTCGTAACGTCTGGAGTCAAATCAACTGTGGCAAGCTTCTCTCCGACTGATGTTCTCAAGTCCTTTAACACATTGTATGGAATCTTGCCCTGCGCATTCATCTGCCTTGTCTCGTATATTCCATTTAGAATCGATGACAGCTTCGTGTTTGCAAATTCCTTCTGAAGCGATGGGGCTGCATTAGATATTCTGTTTACCATTTCATTCAATACTTTTTCTGTATTGTCCGAATCTACTGGCATACGCTCTGGCATATAGGCATCAAAAGCACCATAAAGATTCTTTTGGGCCTGCCTTGCGCGAGGCACGAACACTTCGGTAAACCCTTTTTGAACCGCCCTGCCAGCTTCAACTGGTTCGGTTACTCTTGAAATTTGTGCGCGGAGTTCTTCAACCCTTTTCCCAACTTCAGCCTGCTGTGCTAGCCCCTTCTCGCGCATTGTTGCGAGTCCGCTAGGAAATCTGCCTGTGGTTGTTTCAATCGCCTGCATCAGGGGTCGTTCAACAGCCTGTGCGAGCGTTGGGGTTGTTCCAGCCTTCTCATAAAGTGCAATATTCTTGGCAAGCTCCTCTTGACTCCTAAATCCCCTCAATGCATTTAATGCAAGGTTCTTGGAGAATTCAGTTATTCCACCAAGTCCAGATGCAAGAGCTATTGGAGCTGCGACACCAAGCTTTCTGGCTGTAAGAGCAACCTGTCCCATTCGAGCCAAGGATGGAGTTGCAAGGCTTCCAGCAAGTCCTACCAATGTTTGGCCAAGCTCATCCTGCATCCCCATCTCTTTGGCGGTAGATGAAAGCACAGACCCTACCGCACCAGCAGTAGCTTGCACCCCAGGTGAAGCAGCGATAAATTCACCGACCTTTGCAAGTTTTGGCAGGTTCTGTGCGCCAGCCATTAACTGACCACCAGCAATCAGCGGAACCATTTCTGCAGTTGTCCCAACAACCTTGGATTGAATTCTTTCAAAAGGAGTCTCTGGTTTGGGAAGGCCAATCTGATTCTTGATATCCTCAAGAACCGCGCTGAGTTCTGGAACTTTCTTTTTCTCGTCACCTTGTGCAACGAGCGAATTGTAAACCTTTGCGCCAATATCTGCCAAGAATGCGCCTGATGCACCAACGCGAGCAGCAGGTGCAGCAACCTCAAATGGTGCGCCAGCTATTCCTGCTACAGCGCCACCGACAGTTGCAGGCGTAATCGCTTCACGTGCAATTAGGCCAGCCTCTCTTTTAAGAAATTCTGGAATGCTTCTACTTGGCGTGACTACATCTTCTCCCTGCGGTTTTTGCGCAGTCAGTTCTACCTGTTGCTCGTCTGGAATGAATCCCATAAATTAAGGGGTTAGTGGAGTTAATATTCCTGTTTTGCCTTGTATCATAACAGAATCACCATCACGGAATCCAGCAGCCCTAGCCTCTGCTTCGCTTGCGAAGTTTTGTTGCCCACCAGCTCCACCCATTGCATTTGCTGGAGCAACATTCTTTCGAACTCCAAATGTATCAAGATCGGAAGGAGCTGAGTTTGCGTCAATAATGGACTGAATCGATTTGACCTGGTAACCATTCGCGCGCGCATCAGCAGAAATTTTTCTGGCCAAAACCTTTTTCAGCTCTGCAAGCCTGTCATTTGCAGCGTATGCAAGAATTGCAGTTGTGTCTGGAATGGCTTGTTTCAACCTCTCAACGTCCTGCTCTGTCTGAGTTCCAGGTCCGCCCAAGGCAAGTCGCATTTGGCCGAAAAGAGCTGTGCGGATCGCGTCTGCTCGCGCCATCAATCTTGGCCTATCAATAACTGCGCCCCTAGCCTCTTCGCCAATCTTCACAAGCTCATCAATCGATCCTACTGCGGAAACGAATTCTGGAAGCCTGTCCCTAATGTCCTTCGCACCTTTTTCAGTAGTTGCCATTCCTTCTAAACCAGGGATCTTGAGCGCATTTTCAGTAGCCTTCTTTGTTTGCGCATCTTCATATCCTGTCATCTTGCCAAGGGTCTGTTCCGCTGCGATGCGTTCTGGAGAACCAGGTTGGAGTGAATTGATATATGCAATTCCTTGCGCCTTCATCGGAACAAGCTTTTCAAATCTTTCTCTGTAGATGGAGCTTATGTCAGCAGTTGCTGGGAATGTTCCTCCACCAAGATTTTCAGGTACTGGCATTGTTCCAACAAGTTCGCCGAGTTGCTTGGTTGTCGCGCCAAGGGCAGCAGTCGTCCCAGGAATCCTTTGTTGCATCGCTGCCTCAACGTCGAGAGCTGGGCGCATCATGCGAGTCGCCATGTCTCTTTCCATTGTCGGACCAGCGACGTTTGACGGAAGCGGAGCAGATGCGGATTTTAAGTTTGCTATGCGATTCTGCACATCAGACAACAATCCCTGCTGTGTTTCTAGATTATTCTTTAATTCCTCTTGAACTGTGCTTAAGCGAGCAGCCTCAAGTGGCGCGTACTCAGGAGCTGCCTTCCTCTGCTTTTCTGCTTCAGAAGCAATCTCACCCTTAAGCTTTTCAATCCCAAGAGTTGTCTTCTCTCTCTCGGCCAGAAGCGCAGCCTGTCCCTCTGGACTCTTTAAATACGCCTCTTCGCGCGCAGCCTTCTCAAGGTTGGCGCGCAAGAGTTCTTGTTGGAGTCTTTTGCTTTCTCGCTCGCTTGCAACATCAAGCTGCTGTTGCCTGACAGCCTCTTCGTAGGCTGGGCTTTTGTATACAGTAAATGGTCCAAACTGTACTAAATCGGCCATATTATTTGGTGGCAACCCCACCCAAAGTATACGATTTAAATCCGCTTGCTATTGGTGTGGCAAGATTCCCAATACCACCAGCGATCTGCGCGAATTGAGCAGCTCCAGATGGTTGCTGGCTTTGCGCTTGTAGATAATTTCCATATGTGCTGGCCTGATAATTCGCCAACGTGTTATAAAGTGACGCAGCGGTTTGCTGTAGTGCAAGCGGAGCGTTTGGATTGGTTGTTTGATAAAATTGTTGTGCTGTGCTTGCGCCTTGGCCAAAGTTACCAGGAAGTGCCTGATTGGCTTGAATGTAATTCTGGAACGCTGCGTTCTGTTGCCCTGTCCTAGCATTGCTAAGATTGTAGATGGAAGGACCACCAGCAACAAAACCAGCAGCAGATCCAAGTCTTGTCTGTAGCAAGGCATCGCGGAGTGCAAGATCGCGCTGTAGTGCGTCACCAGTTGTTTGGCCAGAAGATAGGAACTGAGAGGCTGCTCCAAATCGCGCAAGCCTTCGAGCCTCGCCAGCAGCACCAGATTCAACAGCTTCTTGCACGGCAGGCGCGACACCAAAGATGTTGCCTCGAACTGTTTGAGCTGCGCGAGCTGCCTGCTCGTACTGCCTGCGCTCATCCGCACCAAGCGTAGATCCAAGTCTTAATTGGTTTAAGGCTTCTTGCTCAAGCTGACCTCGTAATTCTTCAGTCTGTTGCGATGTAGTTGCAGGCAATTCCTCAGTTGCTAATTTCCTGTATTTATCTCCAAGAGCAACGGCAGTCTCGTAAGCTTTCGGATCAATCTGTTTTAGCTGATCGCTGGCGCGTTCCTCTGGAAGTTTGAGGAATTCCCTAAAAGATGTGATTTCCTTCTGCCCAGCGGTATCCAATGCTGTGATTGGCTTAAAGCCTGCAACTTGCGCCTGCGCCGAGGTGATTGCCTCGTTGACGCTCTTGCTGTCTTCGTTAAGAGTTTTGAGTGATGCCTCAAGCGGAGCGCGCCTTTCGTCATCAGCCTTTAGCTTCGAAAGCAATTCGTTGGTTGAAGCAATTTTTTCGTTAATTCCAACAATTTGAGCATTGCCTCGATCAACAACCGACTTGAGCGAATTTAGCTTTGCATCGTTGTAATCGTTTATGATCTGATCGTCGGAAACCTGGAAGTTAAGCTTTGTACCAAGATCAGATGCGCCGTAGTTCCTGGCTCCAGAGAGTGCAGATAACGCACCGCTCAGTCCAGTTGCCCCAGCCCTAATCTGGCCAGCAGCAGTATTTAGTTCGCCTGCTTGCTTGGTGTAGCTCTCGTCAAGCTTTCTGGCTGCTACAGCTTGTGCTGATTTAAATTCTTCGTCTGCCAAGTACTTGTTGTACGCATCTTCGAAATTCTTGACCATTCCTGCTGGATCTTTTGCCGACATCGAATAAACCTTGCCATCATGTCTATGCGAATAGGTTGATGTTCCAGCTAGGAATTGGTTATAGTCAGGAACCCTCGGACTTCCGTCTACATTACCTGCACTTCTTCCACCACTTGGATAAAGGGCAAGCAGGCCAGAATCACCACCAATGCTTGGCTTGTATTGTTTATTAAAAAATTCTTGTTTTGATAATACTGCCATATTAAACGCTCATGTTCGGCCTTGAAACATTTGTTCCAATAGTTGAAAAATAATCGACAGGAGCTGCGCCCTGCGAGAACGCAACTTCTGGTTGAACTGCGCCATATGGGCTTTGCCCATAAAGACGAGCAAACTGAGTTGTCATTTGCTGGCCAAGACCCTTGTTCAGGGCAAACGCTTCTGGCGAGTACTCGTACTGCCTACGAAGCGATTCCAAGGTGCGCTGTGCGCCAAACTGGCGTTCCAGCTCAAGGTTTGATTTGACTGAAGAAGCCTGGTCTAGAGCGGATAACTGCCTCTCCAGCTCCCTCTGCTGGGGCATATATTGCATGCGAAGCTTGTTCTCAAGCTCTGCCATAGCAGGAGATTTCTCGATATAGGTATCAATGTTCTTGCGATACATTTCGGCATTAGCCTGCGCTACGGCCATAGGGTCTGGAGGTGGCGGAGGTGACGGAACTGATGGTTTGCCTCCCATATTAAGCTAATGCCTTTCTCATAAATTTGTAATAATCGTACTCCTTTGGTTGTCCTAAACGTTTAAAAATGATTCGCTTGCGTGGTCCGAATCGATCCAACAGGATCAATAGCAAGCCTTTGAGTGGGGCTACCGACTCAGCATTTCTAATACCACTAGTGGCACACAAGTCAACAAAGATATTGTCTCCATGCTCGTCGTGGACGTAGTGACCTACTTCAGAGCCACTATTGACGCACCTAGCCAGGGCAACGCCTAGAATCTCATCATTCCTGTTCCTTAATGTACCCATAAGTCCCTGCTTATCAAACCATGCCACCCACTCCCTAAAGTTAGGCCACATCGCCTCGGAAACGCCACTTTTCTCAAGAAACTCTACCTGGGTCATATGTTTTGCTGAATCTGAATTGGATCTGGATTCGCTGCCATAATGACCCCGCGAATGGAGAGCTTCCTACTAGCAGCCTCAACCTTCATCTTGATATTGCGCCACTTGTCGTATGACCTAAGACTATCCGCCCTGCGCTTGACAACCTTCGCGCTTAGTGTGGCTGGGAGTGTAAATGGGAGCGTTAATCCGTCAGGCGAGGTTGTGTCAACATTCGTGCCAAGAATAATGTCGTTTCCATCCGTATCCCTACGAATGCTTATGGTTGCGTTGGTAGATCCAGAATTGAAAAATTCAACCTCGTAGTGCGATCCGTACTTCAGCGCAAAGCGATCATCAAATTCATACGCCTTAGTGACCACCCTGCTCGTATAGCCAGTACCAAAATCTTGGAACCCTGTATTGATGTCAACTGAATCTGAATCCTTATAATCCGTAAGGTGACCAATCCTTGAGTTGGTTGTGCCTATGCAAAGTTTGATTGTGTTCGTGGTGAATCCAGAAGTAAAGCTTGTCTCAACCATCCTTGCTGCTGCTACTTCCCACAAGCCTTCGAAGCAATTGAAGATTGAGTTGTACACCAATATGTGGCTTGGCTTGGTTGCCGAATCCAGAGGTATGGCGAGGAGATATCGATTGTTATGGAATGTGGCATTGCAAGTGTCGACGAAGCTTCTGTTAATCCTTGCGATGATGTCCTTAACTGGCTCGCTTATTGTGAGGCCAACTGTAGAGAAGTCATCCGCCAAAGACCTTGAGATTGATCGTATGCCGTCATTCGCCAAGAAGAACACATCCTTGTTTACGAGGGCAACTGATCTGCCTGCGATACAACCGATCCTGTTCGAAATTGTCTGAACAGTCCACTCCGCTGCGCTATTGGTAAGCGACAACACGCTTGTTCCTGATGTCACAGTCGTGCTTGGCGTGACATCAACCAGGTAGATCTTGTTCCTCTTAAACACGATGATTTGGAATCCGTAGAAGGGCTGGATCGCAATAATATCCTCACCATCGTCACCACCCACAATGATTGAATTTGTAGTCTTCCATATCTCTGGATCGAGAATGTCAGAGGCGTAAAGAGTGTTGCGACTCTCACCTGTGCCTACGGCAAAAAGCCGATTCGTAAATGACTTGATTAAACGAAGTCCAGATGGAGCCAATTGAGTAGAAATGTTTGCTGTAGCTGTTGCTCCGCTTCCTCCTCCGCCAGTAATTGTAACTGATGGGGCAGTCAAGTATCCAGACCCAGCGTTGGTTACTGTTATTGCTGTAACTTTATTTGATACAACAGTTGCAATTGCGGTTGCTGTTGTTCCATATCCAGCAGTTGGAGTTCCAATTGTTACAGTTGGAACGCTTGTATATCCACTTCCATCGTTTGTAACAGTAATTGATGCAATGCTAGTACCCTGGCGATAATTGCTTGTTCCATCGGTAAACTGGAGATTGCTTGATCCGTCCGTCCAAAATAATTTGTTGTTTAGCTGGGCAAACTCAATTTGATTTGTGGAATTTGCAAATGTTCCTCCAGTAGTCGAGAACGTGCTTGAGCTTGTGTTGTATTTATAAAGAGATCCGCCTGTGGCAACAATAATTTCCTCAACGTTGGGCGTATCGAAATAGAACATTCCCTGAACTGTGCTTGCCGTAGAAAAACTTGTTGAAACTGTCTCAATGCCCTGGCGAGTCTGAAGGTTGCCATTGGGCGAAATGGTCATGTTAAGCAGCTCAGAGGCTGCGTTATCCGCAATAAGATTGGGGCTAATGCCAGATACCTGGCCACCATCAAAACTTGGCGTGACAGCTACCGACAGTACATCATCTGTTGCATCCGTGAAGTACGGCATGGCTTTAGATGATCTCTTCTAAACCAAGTTCGCCAAGAGAGGTTGGGGTGATCTGCTTCATTCCGCCAACTTGGCTCAATTCGTAGTTCGCCATAGATGCCAGGTCGGTATTGGCAGTTTGAACGACAAGTTGTGCCTTTCCGTACTGACGCTCGCGCTCAAGGGCATCTGCGTGCGTCAAGGCTAGCACGACATGACTGACATGCGGAAGTCGAAGCTCATCATCAATGGCGTTGGAGGATGGAGGGAAGTCTACGATGTAGTTCGAGCGAGTAAGGCATTGAAGCTTTTCAATTACCTTTAATGTGGTGGTGCTGGATGTTTCGAGGGCAGGGTAAACGTCAATTTGAGCGACACCAGAAGAATTACGTCCCTTGAAGTAATATGCTTGCGGTGTGCCAGTTCTGTTGTTGTCGAGAAGATCGGCATCTTGCGATATAATTGTGGCCAGATCCATTGGGGTAAGCTCATCATCACCCCATGCAACTGATAGAGGTGTCTCTACGTTTGTTCCAAGCGTAACAGTTCTGCTAAGAGTTATTGCCCCAGTTGGGGCTGGAGCTATTCCACTAGCTCCAACATTCCATGTTGTAAAATCAGTTGTTCCGTTTGTTGTGTATGTAGGATTTGTATAAAATGTAAATCCTATAAAGGCTTGATTTATTTGCCACAATGAACTCCCACCATCCCATTCTATTGTATTTGCAAATGTTTGATTTCCAGTAAATGTTGATGTGCCAAAACTAGTTCTTGTGTATGTCCCATTTGAGCCAGGTGATCCATTCGCTCCAGAAATAACAATTTGAGAAACATCGGAAATTGCATACGTCGAACTGGTAACAGTCTCGCGCCAAGGCGCAAAGTTCCAAACGCGCCGATAGTTTAGGGCTGCTGCCTTTTGCAGGAACGTGATAGTATCAGCATCGGTCTTGCCGATCTTCTCGCCTGCAAACTGAGCAATTTCGGTGATCGTCATTTATTTTTATACATTGTAATATGGAATTTGATATGCAGTAGATCCAATTCTAATTCTGATGTATCCTACTGGAAGTGCCGTGAGTGCAGTTGCTGCACCATTTGCTCCAATTGTTGTTTTTGTTGAAAGAGTTGACCCAAAGGCAATTTCTCCGCTTAATTGAGAAGTTGCTCCATTTCCAATTGAAATTGAGTTTGATATTGTTCCATTACTAACATTTGATGATGCTCCAATGCAAACGTTTCCTGTTCCAGTTGTAATTGAATTTCCAGCAAGATATCCAATTGCCGTGTTTAAAATTCCAGTTGTATTGTCTCCTAATGCAGCATATCCAAACGCACTATTGTTACTTCCAGAAGTATTTGAATCAAGAACTCCAACTCCAAATGCAGAATTAAATGATCCTGTATTATTAACTAAAAGAGATTGTTCCCCAAATGCGCTATTAAAGCTTCCGCTTGTGTTCGCTTGTAGCGCGCTATTACCAACTCCAGCATTTAAACCTCCAGTTGTATTGCTGCCAAGCGTATTGAGCCCAAAGGCAACATTAGCTTGACCTGCTCCTGTTCCAATTGTGCGTCCAGCTATTGTTGCATTGTTGGAGGATATGAAATTATTAATAGTTCCAGCCGTAAAATTGCATGAAGTTCCAATCGATCCAGAATAGGTTCCGCCAGTAAGTGTTCCAGTAAGAGTACTCGCTGTTAATGTCTGAATTGTTCCAGCCGTAAGATTTGCAGATCCTCCAATCGATCCAGTAAATGTACCAGTACTTGAATTGATTAATCCAGAGTATGTGCCACCAGTAAGATTGCTTGTCAGCGTGCTTGCCGTTAAGGTCTGAACTGTCCCATTGGTAATATTGGCAGCAGTAGATGTAGTCGTTCCTGCCGTAAGTGTTGGGATTGTTCCAGTCGTGCTATTAAACGTTCCAATCGTCCCCCTAGTGCAGGAAAGCGTGCCAATCGTGCCAGAGTTGATGCTTAATGCGCACTCAGGGTTGATTGCAGCGTCAGCAATCAAAGCGTTAAGCTTTGTATTGGTTACTGTGTCGTTTGCACCAAAGCTGGTTCCTGCTGTAAAATTCGGCATATTTTCTCCTAGTTGTTCCTATTTTTAATTACGTCCCAAGCCATTGAACATATAAGGCCAATAACGCCAGAGAGGGCTAGTATCTTAGTCCTTAGATGCTCCAGCGCATTAACCTTATTAGCAATGTCTGCGTAGTTTGCAAGTGACCTTTCGACCATCGAATAAAGCTGAACCTGACGCTCCTCCATCCTGGCGAGCTTCAATTCTATGTTCCAAACTTGGTCTTCGCTCATTTGGTTTGGCCCAGGTCGGATGCAGCTCCCATGTCCGAATAGATTGGAAGTGAATTGTTATCAATCTTGCTTGGCGAGCAGGAGGCAAGGGCAAGGCAGAGGATGATTAGCGGGATGTTCATCAAGCTGCGGTGATGGTGATGCTAGGAGTCCAGCCAGAGGTTGGTATGTAGTCAACATTTGTGCTTGGGTTTGTTGCGACCGCATCAAGAGTTATTCCTTCATTATCCCACAAATGCATTATTTGCCAGTTTGAACCATTGATATAATAATTTGACTGTTCAAAGTCAAGCAATGTAGCGTTTGGCCCAAGAAAAAAGTATAATTCATTACTGGATTCGACTTGAGGCAAGCTATAAAAAGGAGCTAGACCAGCATACCACTCATACTCAGATACAGTCCCAATAAAATCTTCAACGCCTTGTGCATTATATGTTCCAGAAGATACTCCACCAGAACCAACAACCACTATTGATGATGTTGATGCAACTGGTAATCCGCTGGGTGCAACCCCACCACCAACCTTGCGGATGTTTTGCACTCCTAGTGCTAGAGATAGTCTTGGCATAAAATCACAATGCAATCACCCGCCAAGGGGTAGAACCTTTGGCGGTGTGGTTGCTTGAATCATTAACCAGCTATGTATCCAATCACCCTGCCAGTTCCAGCCGTATAGCTGTCGAACTCGCCATAGATGATGTTGCCTGAACCAATCGTAATGCCTGTCAGAGTACCATCATATTTACCGCTAATCGCGCTAAACGTGGTATCTGCAAGCATCTGGATCGCCCAGTAGCCAGCGGGAGCTGTTCCAGTTGTCCCTACGGAAAATCCGTATTGAGCCTGGAATTTATCTAATGCGCGTGACATTAGGTGTGCAGGGCAATTCTGTAAGAAGTGCCGTTAAGGGTCACGTTCAAGGAAGCAGGAGCGGTTGCAACAGTATTAACTGTTCCACCGCTGGAGCTTGCCGTAAACTCAATGACGTTGGTGAAGTTAGCTCCGTTGATACGGACAGCCTTGTTCTTCGCCTTAATTGGACTGCGTTGAAACTCATCGCTCATATTCTTAATCTCCTTTGCGACTCCAGGCGCGTTTCACTTGATCCGCGCTGAACTCGCTTTTGAATCTACTGCCAAGTTTTTGTTCCTGGCGGTAGTACCCCTTCATAATATTTGTTTTATTAGACCCAAGTGGGTTGTCGAGGGGTTCGCCAACACCAACAAGAGCCAAACGTTGTGGGACAGTAAACCGCTTCAGATACTTAGGGACTGAGTCCCTTTCAGCTACTGATTTTTCCAGTTCAACGACTGAACCATTTCTGGTATCGGTGTACTGGTAAATCGGCATTAGCTGTAGTTCTCCTCGTCGGCCTGCTTCGCCAGCTCACGCATTTTGTCCTCCTCAGACATGTTGTCCTCTTCGTTATTCTCGGACTCGCCTTCAATCATGGCCTCATTGACCTTGATGTGGGCTACGCCGTTCTTAACCATTTGAACAACACCGCTGAGTTCAACTTCATCACCTTCAGAGGGAGGAACATTGTCTCCGCCATCATTAACTTCAAGCATCGACAGGGGCAACATGACCATGCCTTTCGACATTTTCATATCACCACCTTTATTCATTCCTTCTTTCATTTGATCTCCGTTGGAAGAGGCTGGGGAGGTTTTACCCTCCCCAGCTTTCCGAGGACCCATAGCGATTACTAGGGTTCCCATTTAATTGTTTAGCTGTAGTTCGACTTCGCGAAGATCGCGCGGAAGAACGTAGTATCCAATTGTTTGGCAGCATAGAACGTCTTAAAGGACGCTACTACGCGCTGACCATAGGGGTCGGATTTATCGGCAGCATCAAGGATCGTGACCTTCGGTGCGAAGGGCGAGCCAGAGGCAACAACTGAGTTCAGGCTGGGAACTCCAAAGGAGTTTCCGCCCAAGAGCAAGTTGCCGTACACGGCTTGACCAGCAGTCGAGGCAGAAGCCACACCCGCAGCAGCGGTTGCGAACGTCTGAACGTTGGTGCTGGAAACGACTTTGCATCCGAACAGCGAACCGATTTCACCTTTGAAGATGGCTTCAGGATTCGAGTAGCTCGAAACCTTCAACCAATCGTCATCCTGCTGGAGGTCACGAATGACCGCAGGGTGAGCGACAAGGACGTAAGAATCCTTGATCTTAGGCGCACGGCTGATGAACAATGCAGTCGCGCCGTCGAGCAAGTCGGTGGCGGTGATTGCGCTGTTAGCAACAGAGCTGGTCGCAAAGGTCGTGCCGTTCGTGCTGTTCTGCGCGTAACGAGCATAGCTCTTCGTGGCAACGTTTGTGCCAGTCGAGGTGGAAGAATCTTGGATCAGCGCGCGGTGACACAGAGTGTCGGCGTGCAGAGCAGCATCTTCACCCAACTGCTTGGTGGCCTGGGCGAGGTGATTGAACAATTCGGTGGCCAAGAGAACGTCCGTGAGGACGATCTGACTGCCGTACTGCTGGAGGGTTGCTTCAACAGTAGACAAGGTCAGCTGACGCTGATCCGAGCCATCGCCAATAGTCGTTCCTTCAGAGAGGGAAACGATCTTGTCAATCGCGGGATTATCGAATTTGAAGAAGCGGATAGTTTTGTTTCCGCCAGTTTTCGAAGGATACGCCACCTTCATTGCAAACTGCTCCATCTGGAGCAAGGGGAGCGCACGTTCCAAGAGCATCTTGGAGAAGTACGTCTGGAACTGTGCAGAGACAGATCCTGTAGTTACATTAGCCATTTTATTATTTTCCTTTTAAACAACTAACCTATTTTACGATCTATCCGCCTCTGCTGCCATCTTCAGCAATTCACGCCCTTGCTCCTCCGAGGAGAGTTCGTGAAAAGCTTTGACGCGAGCAGGGCCAGAAGGTTGACCGCTTGCAGGTGTCGTTGCCTTTCTTAGTTGAGTCAATTCTGACTCATACTTTGCAATCTTCTTTTCCAAGTCAGAGGCAGCGTCCGCCTTGAGCCTCATCTTTGCCAGACCAACAGCATCATTGATTCCGTTAGGATAGTTCCTAAGAATCGCGTGTTGCTGTAACAAGTTTGCTACTGCTTTGTAGAGGCTGGTCGAAGAATCCTTTAATTCTGGATTCGCTTCGACTTCGCGCAAAAGGTTTTGGTCCCAGGCATTCTTCCATTCCGCCTGCGCCTTCTGCTCGGTATCTCTCTTGCCAGCAGTTTCAATCTCGTTGGCTTTGCTTTCAGCGAGTTTCGCAAGATCGTCACGGCCTTCATCACGATAGCTTTTTGCTGCTTCGCGATAATCTTCCGCGCTAAACTTGCTAGAACTTGCTTCTGTCTTTGCTGGAGAAGCTTCTTGACTAGCCCTTGCAGCCTTGGCTGCTTCAATAGCTTCTCTTTCAGCCTGGAGTCTTGCACGTTCCGCTTTGACATCTTCCCACTCTTTTGCGAGTCGAGACTGTGCCTTTTGGTACTTGCTTTGCTTCTTTTCGGAAGCTGACTCTGACTTGGGTTCATCAGATTGCGTTGTTAAAGAGCTTGTTGATGTAGTTTCAGTCTTAGGGACTTCTTCTACCACCGCATCATTCGATGTGGATTTGGTTTCGGCGGTTTCTGGAGTCGTAGGTTTCTCCGAGCTATCACTACTTACAACCTCCTGCTTAACTTCTTTAGTAGCCTCAACATTATCTTCTGGTACTTCATCTAACCCAGCGTCAAATGCTGCTGCCATCTTCAGCATATCAAGTTCAGTTGGTTCTTTGGAATCCGCCATGTTGACCCTTTCTTACACCGCCACTCAGGGAGTCATTCTGAATAGCAGGTTAATTGACAGCAGGTTCATCGGCCCCATCCCTGCTGTCGAGGATGGGCGAGTTTTGTTTGGGGCTGCATAACGACTCAATTGTCGCCACACAACCTCGAAATCCTTTAGCATATCCGCAAGCCTCTGCAAGTGAGTTCGCTTCTTTCTCTACTGCGGAGGCATTTTGGCGCAAAGTAAGATTTAAAAGGATCAGACTAAGCTTCTTGCCAGTTAGGCTTCCAAGGAATCCAGTTAGCGCTCTTTCATCCTCCGCCTCCCACTTAGGCTCGTCTACCCACTCCTGGTGACGGATAAAAGCCATAATTGCGCGTAGTTTTCTCATTAGAAATAAATTACTGCTTGATTTTCAACAGTTTGCTTTGCATCAAAACCTAACTCTTCAGAGGCTTGTCTTACTCCAGGGCAATTCACCCAATCCCAATCATCAAGGAATATTGCGCCACCTGGAGCCATTCTGTCTTTAAGCACCTTTAAAGAATTTAAGGTTGATAGATAAAAATCAACATCAAGGTGAACCATCCAGAATCCAGCCTCATCTCCAATGCTTTCTGGAAATATGCCCTTACGCACTACAACATTTTTCCTGTTACTGAGCATTTTAATGACATCTATCTCTGGCTTGAATTCCCCCACCTTGTGTGGCTCGCCTTCCTTCCAACAAGACTCTGGCATTCCTTCAAATGTGTCGTATGCGTAAATTTTTGTATCCAAGAAATTATCCGAAAGTATTCCTGTAAATCCACCATGAAATACTCCAACCTCACCAATAAGACCAGTTGGGTTCTTAAAGCAATGTGTGAGCATTGCCATAATTTTACCCTCATTTAAAAGCGTCATATTTTAAACGCAATTAATGCATCGCGCATTACTGGTACTGCCATCCGCCAATACAAGCGGATGTAGCTGTAAAGTCAAAGCTTAAATTAACCTTCGATTGCTTGGGGCGAGGGAATTGTTTGCAGGAGGTCTTGGCATTGGCGTGCGACGAGTTCTGCCTGCCACTTGGGAGAAGCTTCTGGCTGGACCAGCAGGAGCTGCGAGGTTCTGAACTGCTTGGTTCATGTCTTGGTTCCTACGCATTCCCTGCTGAAGCATTTGGTTGTAGTTCTGCATTTGTGGAATTTGAAATTTTGGCTGCACTTCTACTGGTCTAGGTCTTGCCTGATCTGCAATGATTGGATTTGGTGTTGCATTCTGACCATTAATCGGAACTTGGTTTGCAAGATTTCTTTGCTGTTCCGCTGCTGCCAGCATGGCTTGCTCTAGCTGTGGATTAACTTGTGGCATTGCGCTTCCAGTTGTTGCTGTGGGTTGGTTGGGAGTTTGGAATCTTTCAACAGGTACAAATCTGCTTCCAGGTGCTGGAACTATTCCCCTTGGTCTTGATTCCTTTTCACCTGTTGCTGGATCAATATAATTTACCATATCCGCTGTATAGTAAGAGCCTGGTTGCCTTACATTAATAAAGTCTTGATTGCCTGTGGCCTGAGTCCTGTCACCAATTGGCATCAGATTAGGCATTTCACCTCTTGCTTGGCGATCAGCGACTAATTGTGAAAGCATGTTGAAATAATTTTGATTCTGCATAAGAGAATTGAAATTAGGATCGCGAACCATATCAACAGGAGCGCGTTCTGGTGGAGGCGGTGGTGCAGCCTGCCTTCCATTCGCTTGCAATACTGCTGGGCTTGGAGGCGGAGGCAATACTCCTTCTGGAGGAAGTGGTGGTTGTTGTGCGTTTAATGCTGATCCCATATTACATTACCTGTGGTTGGAGTTGTTGCGGTGCTTGCCCCTGCTGTTGTACTTGAGCCTTGGCTGCATCGCGAAGTTGTTTCTGAATAGCCCTGGAGGTATTCGGATCGGTCTGTTCAAGCGCAGCCAGGTGCTGCTGCAAGTGTTCCATTAGAACTTGGATTGCACTCTGGTCTACTGGCTGCTGACGCATTTGCGCTGCTTGGTTGAACGCGAAGAGAACCGATATGTGCGCTTTGTGATCATCGCTAGGTTTAATCGCGACAGGGAATCCTGTGGCCAGCATGGTCGCAATTTCTGTCGCTTGATCTTCAGCTTGATCGCCTGATCCTGCTTGCGGGTCAGTAAATAGTTTTCTAACGAGACTAGGGTCATCTTGTTCAAGAACTGACTTTACCAGCTCTCCTTGGTTAATATAGGGATTATTTTGGAACATCTGCATCCGCGCCACAGATTTCTGCAACGCAAATTGGCGATTGATAAAGTCAAGTCCACCCTTCGGCTCAATCGAGTACTGCTCATGAATTCCCTCAGGAACCATCTGGCCAGTATCGTCGGCATAACGGAACATCAAATCTTCCTTTGCGTACTGGACGTACAGGGACCAGCATTGGCGGAATAGGTGAGCCAAGCTCATTCGGAAGATGCGATTACGCAAATCACCAGAGGCAGCAGCCTGACCCTGCATCGCTTGAATCTCGGCAGCAGTTTTTCTGTCTCCAGTATTAAACTGCGAGCCAGCACCAAAGTCAGCGTTACCCATTCGATTCTCTGCGAGCTGACGCTCTTCAAGCATCAAACGCTGGAAGTCAAAGGGAGGTTGGCTGAACTGGACAGGCTTTAATCCTTGCGGAAGAATCTGACCAGGCTGCATCCTCAAGTTCGCTGTGTTCAGCGATACTGGATTCTGCGCTTCGAAAACAGGGCGGTTGGCCAGCTCTACATAGTCAGAGAGGGAGTTCTTGAGCTTGTTTAGGAGGTTTTCGCCAGGGAGGAGGATCTCAGCTACCCCGCGAGGACTATACCAACCGCCACCTGTGATTTCATATGGGAAATCAACAAACGGAGGCTCGCCGTGTTCGTATGGGAGGGTAAAGGGTTTCCGCACGTTCTCGTTGATTGCGAGAGGGGAGTATGTTTCAACCAACCATCCGTCCTTCGACGGAGTGTACATTTCCCACAAGATGATCCGATCATTCTCTGCTTCCTGCGTGATGCCTTCGCGCCGATAGATCTCGTCTTGGATCTCGCTGCGAAGTCCGACAGAGTTGTTCGGCTTGCCAGCAATGCGCTTAATGAATTCTTCGTCCTGCTTGTAGAGAGGATTGGTCTTATAGCTATCAACAGAAATGGAAATGATGTGGACGATGAAGTCTGCGTCTTTAAGTTCTTTGGTATACTGAGGAACAATCAAATGAAAAGGATCGATGGCTTCGAAGCCAATCCGCTTGTTTTGATCGTCCCAAACAACCTTGGCAACACCGCGACCATAGAGAAGTAAGTTGTCGATGACGGACACAATCTCTTTCTGGAAGTTGGACTGCTCGCGCATCTTGTAGTCAAACCAACGCTCGGCGGTAACAGTAATCGGAGTCAACTGCTGACGCATCGGAACGAAGCTGGAAAGAATGTCGTTGCCAATCGCGCTGTTGACGAAGGAGGGCTTGAGACGCTCAATCGCCGTATCGATCAACTGAACGTGCAGGTCGGCTGCTGTTGGCCAAGGCTTGACCTTACGGCGTACACCAAAGTAGCGAGCTTGGTAGAACAACCGCTGGCGGTTCTCCCAAGTTTCACGTTGGTTCAGACAATCAATAATCCTCTGGTAGTAATCTCCGCGACGATTGTTCTTGTCTTGATTGGTTGCCATATTATTTGTTATCCTTATTTAAAGAAATCAGAAAGTTTTGAAATGTACTTCATCTGTTCTTCTGTAGCACTTTTACCGCTAGTATCACCAGTAAACAACCTTGCTGCTATGGTTGCCCTTCTATCATCTTCACTTGCATTTTTGTATGTAGTATTATCAAGGGCTTTATTTTGTTCTTCAGTAAGATCAAAATTTGGTTTTTCTATTTGACCAGTACGAATGAGTATTCTTGTTGCCTCATTCCTGATTACCGCATCCTTTTGTTGTTCGTTAAGGTTCGAGTATGGGTTAAGGATAATTTTATTGTCTTCGGCTGCCATGCCAGTTACATTTTTATTCTTATTGAAATAATCCATTTCGCTTGGAAATGGTTGTCTTAACAAGTCGTATGGATTCATTTGTTGCGCTCAGTCTTTAGTTCATACGAAAGATCGTTGACAGCATTCAAGGCTTTCCTCGCCCATTCGCGCGTACCAGGAGTACCGCGACGAATCTCAATGTAGTTTGGATCTTTCATCAGCTCCTCAACTATCCCTGTCGTGTGGGTTACTGGTGTCGTTGTTGCGCAACCACCAAGACTCACCGCGCAGATCACGCTCAATAGCGTCGCGATTATCGCGCCACTCGTTCTCAAAGTTCTGAGTGCGCTTTTGCTTCCAACCTGGAATGATGCGAAAGACGGCTGCGATGATCTCAAGGATTGCACGCAGCACAAAAGATTATTTAATATTGAGCCCAACTGTCTTCAAGAAATTAACAATCTTTTCTAGGAAGCTGTCATCAGCGGGGGTGGGTGTCAGTTTGACAATAATGCGAGCAGCAAGAACGATACCGCCTACGGCAGCAACGATCTCTTGCCAGTTTGAAGTAATCCAATTCCAAATATTCATAGTTTATCCTCCTGCGTCAAAGCCAGCCATGACAGGGTCGTGCGACTCCATCATTTGGCTTAACGCCTTCCAAGTTGGACGTTCCGTGGGGAAAGTCAAGTCCCAGCGGATATTACCACCATCTAGGCACAATGCCAACGCATCCGCTCGATCAGGGCTGGCGATACCCCTACTGCGCAAGGAGTCCTTAGATTCTACCCCAAGCTTGCCCCTGCTGTTGGTCACAGTCCTGCGACAGGTTAATTGCGCCATTAGTTCGTCATCATCCTCTGGAAGGATGATCTCGCGATCCCCAATCTTCTTTGACATGTTAAACCACATCTCAGCCGACTTGTTGGTGTAGGCATCAGCATCGTTAGGCGTACCACCAAAGTTTACCCTGTTCACCCTCCATCCAGCCTCGGCC